CCACAATTAGTAGCTCCAAATCCAATGGATTTTGTCTTGTCCATAGAATCATATGCTGATTCAATATCCACAAAAAAACATTCATCAATTTTATCAGTAAAAGTACGAATTGCTTTAAGGGCTATTTCTATGTTAAGCGGCTGATCAATAAGATCATATTTACCCAATCTGTCATACAGTTCATCCTCATTTCCAAGTTCAGCTATTTTATATGATTCACCTGTTTGTGAATTAAATGAAATATCACTATCAACTAAATTATAGTTGAAATCTGGAATATACTGTGACTTAGAAGAAAGCTTCTTTCTAACTAAATTTCCAATATACTTCAGGTGCTGGAATCTCCTTTTAGGAGCTCCAGGCTTAACTTGGAGATGTGGGTAAAGAGGATGAACGTCTAAAAATCCGATCCTTGTTGTTGTTTTTGATCACGAAGAAAAGACATTATTGGTGTAGTGATTGGCAATCCAATACAAACACGTGATGCTTTTTTGGTTTTATCAATTCCAATATGGATTCCGAGAACATTTCCGTTCTCATCAATAATAACCTGTCCGCAATCCCCAGGAATAGAATCTCCCTGATATTTCAAATATCCATCGTCAGTGACAGTAACATTAGACACTTGCATGAAGTTATTTGAAAACCACATCCCAGCAGAATCACCTTTAGCAACAGTTAGCTTCATACCAACATGCTTCAAAGTGACAGATAATGTTCCACAAATAATGTGGTCTGCTTTAGGTCCAGGTAACTCAACCTTACTAATAAGTTGAGATATTTTATCCTGAGATCCTGGGATGCGTTGAACAACTTTTACAGGATTTGATTTAAGATAATGACCAGGAAATAATACAGTACGAGTTCCAATAAGGACTCCATTACCGATTATTTGACCTTCAGAATTAAGCATTTTAACAATATTTTGAGTGCAAGTAACTGCGATTTTAGAATGGTATTCAACTTTACGTTTCATACCATGCTTTGAAAGACGTTTTGAATTAAAATCAAAACTGTCATCGTCTTCCATTTCACTCCACAGTCCTTTTCCAGCCTTACTAGCAAGGAATCGATTCATCTCTTGACGTTTACGATCTGTCTCCTCTTCTAGTCTTTCAAGATATTCTTTTTTAGCCAAGAACTTTTCGTCTTCGCTGAAATCTTCTTGTTCAGTATCAAATTCACGATCATCTTCAAGATCGTAATTGATCCAATGCTTTTTCTTTGTAGCTTTCCCTTTCTTGCTTTTAGACTGTTTGCCTTTTGCATGCAAGTTAGAATTTTCTGAAGGTTTTCCACATTGAGTAAAATGTTCTTTAAATTCATCAAAATTCATTTTAAACTCTTTATGACAACAAAGACATTTTCTCATAGTGGTTTTTCTTGAACGATGTTTTTCTGTTTTTTGCACTGAAGTCTTCTTTTCAGAAGTTTTCTTCTTCTCATTACTTTTCTTTTCATGAGTTTTCTTTGGATTGATAATCTCAACTTCTTTCTGTTTGATTATTTTCTCCTTTTTCCCTTTTTTTGCAATAAAACAGGAGTCACACATTGCGTGACCACCCCAAGTAGGCAAGAAATTCTTTTTGCATTCAGTACAACTCTTCCTAAATACAA